ATAATTTAACAATTGATAACAATCAGGATGGATTCTTGGATGTGGTTAATCCTGCAAATAATAATGGTTTGCCAGATGTTATTGTTCCAGATAGTTTTGAAAATCAATTCCTAGAATATGAATTTAGTGCTAATAATCTTGGATCTTTCTCAGGATATATAATTAAAATAGTAATGTCGGGAACAAATCAAGCTTATCCTACAAGATTTAGAGATTTAAGAAGTATTGCTTTAGCATAATGATTCCAGTCAAAGGTCATACAAATTTATATCGTGATGAACAATCTGGTGCTATAATTAATTGTGACTCTCAGTCATATAATCAATATATGATTGCAAAAAATAATAGAGAATTGCAAAAAAATGAATTAGAAAAATTGAAAAACGATGTTGAAGAAATTAAATCTTTATTGAGGGAGTTGATTAATGGATCCAGATGAAATTACTCTAAGTTCTATAGATAAATTATTCGAGTATGAAAAACATGTTCGTTTAATTGACGAACTAGATCAAGAGGAATTGAAAAAATTTGCAAAACTCTATTGTAAGTTGTATTTAAAACAACAAGAGGTTTTATTAACTATAATATGAAAGTATAAATAAGAAGTAGAGCTTATAAAATAAATGGCAGCAGTTTATGTCAATAACTTGGTAGTAAATACTGGTGCTGACTTTAATCAAACTTTTACTTTAGAAGCAACTGAAACGAATTCTGTTCTTAATTTAACTGGATATACCATTGCGTCTAAAATGAGAAAATGGTCTGGGAGTTCTTCTTCAATACCATTTGTTTCAACTATTTTATCTCCCCGAAGTTCCGGAAGAGTTTCTATAGGATTCACTTCTGGACAAACTGCAGAATTAAAACCTGGAAGATATATTTATGATATTATAATTACTGATCCTGATAATGTAAAATCTAGAGTTATTGAAGGAATGGTTCTCGTAAGAGAGGGAGCTACTCGATAATGGCAGACATAAAAGTTAGAGTTGGCCAACAAAATGCTATTAAAGTTGTTTCCAGTGTTTCTGGAGCTCCTGGTGGTGTTGCCGTAGAAGCAGAAAATGTAATTGGTGGAATTGCATCAGTTACTCAACTCAATGTAAGTGGTATTTCTACTTTTATTGGGATTGCAACTTTTAAGAGTGATGTATATATCACCGGTGATTTATACGTCAGCGATGACTTAGTATTTGATGAGTTTACTGCCCGTAATGCTACAGTTACTGGAAACAGTACATTAGGAATAGTTTCCATATCACAACTTTATGTTTCTGGTGTAACAACTCTTGCAGCAAACGGTGGAATTACTACGACTGGTGGAGATTTATATGTTGGTGGTGATTTATATATTAAAGATGATTTAGTATTTGATGAATTTACTGCCAGAAATGGAAATATATCTGGTATTCTTACAGTTAATCAAGCAATATATTATCCTTTAGGTGAACCTTTTGGAATTGCATATTTTAATGCTAGCGATCAATTAGTATCAACAGGATCAACCGCTGCAGCAATAGCAGAGACTAACTATATAGTTTCAACAAATAGTTCGGGTATTCCTACCTGGTCAAGAGTTATAGATGGAGGCTCCTATTAAAAATGTCAAAACCAACCAGTAGACAAGAATTAATAGATTACTGTTTAAGAAGACTAGGTGCTCCTATTTTAGAGGTCAATCTAGCTGATGAGCAAATTGATGATGCTGTAGATGATGCACTTCAATATTTTCATGAAAGACACTTTGATGGTGTTGAAAGAATGTATTTGAAATATAAAATTACTCAAAATGATGTTGATAGAGGTAAAGCAAGATCTGATAGTGGACCTGGAATAGTAACGACTACGGGAACTGCCAATATTGCTGGTGTAGGTAATACAACATTCAATTTTTACGAAAATTCAAATTATATTCAAGTTCCAGATTCTATAATTGGTATTGAAAAAATTTTTAAATTTGATACCAGTTCAATATCTTCAGGCATGTTTAGTATCAAATATCAATTATTTTTAAATGATTTATATTATTTCAATTCAGTTGAACTTTTACAGTATGCTATGGTTAAAACATACTTAGAAGACATTGATTTTTTACTTTCTACAGATAAACAAATCAGATTTAACAAAAGACAAAATAGATTATATTTAGATATCGATTGGAATTCAAAAGCAAAGGATACTTTTATAATAATTGATTGCTATAGGATTTTAGATCCCAATGATTTTACTAAAGTTTATAATGACAGTTTTTTGAAAAAATATTTAACTGCATTACTAAAACGCCAATGGGGTCAAAATTTAATTAAATTTAGGGGAGTAAAACTTCCAGGTGGTATTGAATTGAATGGTAGAGAACTTTATGAAGATGCTGAAAGAGAATTAGAGAGTATTAGACAAAGAATGTCTATGGATTACGAACTTCCTCCTTACGATTTTGTTGGGTAAAAATGGCACTTAATCCGTTCTTTTTACAGGGATCACCTAATGAGCAAAGACTTGTTCAGGAGTTAATTAATGAGCAGTTGAAAATTTATGGTGTGGAAGTTATCTATATTCCAAGAAAGTTTGTAAGAAAAGAATCTATTTTAAAAGAGATATCTTCTTCTAGGTTTAATGATAATTATGCTATTGAGGCATATATAAACAATTATGACGGTTACTCTGGACAGGGAGATATTTTAACTAAATTTGGAGTTAACTTAAAAGATGAACTGAGTTTAATTATTTCAAGAGAACGTTTTGAAGATTTTATTGCTCCATTTATGCACGCTGAAGATGATGAGGAAATAGAATTATCTTCTAGACCTAGAGAAGGGGATTTAGTTTATTTTCCTTTAGGGCAAAGATTATTTGAAGTCAAATTTGTAGAGCACGAGCAACCATTTTATCAACTTGGTAAATTATATGTTTATGAAATAAAGTGTGAATTATATGAATATGAGGATGAAGTTATTGATACTTCAATTGATGAAATAGATACTCAAGTTCAAGAAGAAGGGTATATTACTACACTAAGACTCATTGGCACTGGAACAACAGCAACTGCTACTACAACAATTGGATCTGGATACATTAAGAAAGTTTATCTTAGTAATGATGGATATGGATATACATCCACTCCAATAGTTTCCATATCGAATCCACCTGCAGGAGGAACTAACGCTTCTGCTGTTGCCATAACGAGTGCATTTGGTTCTGGTAGATCAATAAAAGAAATTTTATTAGTAAATGCAGGAACTGGATACACTACGCCACCATCTATTACAATAACAGGTGGAGGTGGATCTGGAGCAGCTGCTACATGTGCGATTGAAACAGATCGGATTGGTGTAATAAGTTTCAGTATGACAAATACTGGAAGTGGATATAAAACACAACCAACTGTAACAGTTGCAGGTTTTGTGGGATCTGGACAAACTGCGGTTGGAATTGCATCTTTAGGTGCAAATAATCAAGTTTCGTCTATACTTATTTTTAATCCAGGTGTCGGTTATTTAGAAAATCCAACAGTTAGTATTAGTCCACCTAACATAATAAGTGGATTTGGAACATATATATTTAATGAAATTATTACAGGATCTACTTCGGGAACTCAAGCAAGAGTAAAATCTTGGGATAAAGATACAAAAGAATTAAAAGTATCTTTTGTAAATATTGACACTTCACAAATAGGTTTTTATCCAGGAGAACTCATTGTTGGATCTAATTCATCGGCAACTTATGCAGTATCTGAATTTAATCAATGGGACCTGTACGATAAATATGGTGAAAATAAAATAATTCAAGATGAAGGCAGCGATATTATAGATTTTTCTCAAAATAACCCATTTGGTAACTATTAATGCTAGGAACTTATTTTTATCACGAAATTATTAGAAGAACTGTCATTGCTTTTGGAACATTATTTAATGATATTAATGTAAGACATAAAAATTCTTCTGATCAGAGTATTAGTCAGATTAAAGTTCCTTTGGCATATGGTCCAATGCAAAAATTTCTGGCAAGAATTGAGCAGCAACCAGAATTAAATAAACCAATTGCCATAACTCTTCCTAGATTGTCTTTTGAGATGACTTCTATACAGTATGATCCTACTAGAAAATCTAATGTTACTCAAACTTTTAAAGCGTGTGACAATGGGAATGTTAAAAAAGTTTATTTACCAGTTCCATATAATATTGGATTTCAATTAAACTTAATGACTAAATTGCAAGACGATGCTTTGCAAGTTGTCGAACAAATTTTACCTTATTTCCAACCTTCATTTAATCTAACAGTTGATTTAATAGATTCAATTGGTGAAAAAAGAGATATTCCCGTTGTTTTAGATAACACTTCTTTTACTGATGATTATGAAGGAGATTTTTCTACAAGAAGAATACTAATATATACATTTAACTTTACTGCAAAAACTTATCTGTTTGGTCCAATAGCAGATAGCACAGACGGTCTTATTCGTAAAGTTCAAGTTGATTACTATTCAGGTTCCGATACCACGACTGCCAAGAGAGAAATGAGATATACAGTTGTTCCAGATCCAATTGATGCTGAACCAGATGATGATTTCGGATTTAGTGAAACAACTGAAATGTTCTTTGATAGTAAAGAATATAGTCCAACGCAGCAGCAGGATATTTAATGTATTATGAAAGATAATTATGATGGGTTAGATATGGCATTCAATGTTGAGAGTAAGATTGTAGAGGTAGATCAGGTAAAAAACGACTTGAACATAACTCCATTAAAACCAGATGACATAAAGAAAGATTATGAATATACGAGAGCTAATTTATATTCATTAATTGAAAAGGGTCAAGAAGCAATTAATGGAATTATGGAACTTGCTGGTGAAACTGATTCTCCAAGAGCATATGAAGTTGCTGGTCAGTTGATTAAAAGTGTGGGTGATGTAACAGATAAACTTATAGATCTTCAGAAGAAATTAAAAGATGTTGAGGAGGATACATCTAAAACTACAAATAATGTGACGAATAATGCTGTATTTGTAGGATCTACGTCAGAGTTATCAAAACTACTTAAGCAAGGTTTTCTAAATAATAAAGAGTAATAAATTATAAAAGATGAATGAGCAATTAAAACCATATAAAACGGTGGAGGAGATTGCTAGGAAGCATCGTATGGAGGTCTCTGATATTCAGAAGCAACTTGATATGGGTGCTCCTATTGAACATGAGCATACAAAGAATCAAAAATTAGCGGTTAAAATTGCTCTTCAGCATTTAGATGAAATTCCAGATTATTACACTCGTTTGAAGAAACTGGAAGCAGATGCTAAAAAGCATCATAAAAAGTTTAAGGATGTAAAAGAAGCACTTGACGGTAAGTCTGCGAAAGATCCCAATTATTCATTAAAGGATTGGTTTAAGGGTGATGGTTGGATTCAAGTTTCTGGTAAATATAAAGGTAAACCATGTGCTAAGCAACCAGGACAAAAAACAAAACCATTTTGTCGTGATGCAGATGATGCTGCAGCAATGAGTACTGCAGAAAAGAAAAGAAGAACTGCTAAAAAACGTAGAGAAGATCCAAATCCAAATAGATCAGGTAAAGCAAAAATGGTAAGAGAAGATATTTGTCCTATATGCCAATATGATCCCTGTCAATGTTTGGAGGGTTCTCTTCAAGAAAAAAAGGATGCTTGTTATCATAAAGTAAAATCAAGATATAAAGTTTGGCCTAGTGCATATGCATCTGGAGCACTAGTTAAATGTCGTAAGGTTGGTGCAGACAGTTGGGGAACAAAGTCAGAGGCAGTAGAAATGATTAGATATTGTCCTAAGTGCAAAAAGGACGAAACGAAAGGTGAATGTAAATATGGACCAAAATATTGGGAAATGTTTTCTCTACCATCTTCATTATCTTCTGTAGCGATGTCGAATCCTAATTATCACGCTAACAGTCCTCATCCAGGAAATTTTCCAGAGTCATATGATCACGAGCACTCTATGGCTCGCTCAGAACTTTCAACTATTATTTCCGCCGCAAAAAGACTTCGTAAAAAAGTAAAAGGTGAAGGTAATATTGAGGCTTGGGTTCAATCAAAAATTACAAAGGCAGCAGATTATCTTGATGCTGCAGCAGATTATGTTGATAGTGGAGAAATGAAAGCAGAAAGCACTGATGTTTTCGATGAGGCAAAAAAATGCTGGCCTGGTTATAAGAAAAAGGGAACTCAAGAGTTATTTGGAAAAACTTATAATCGTTGTGTCAAAGCAGAGGAATATTCAAATTGGAGAGAAGAATTATTTAAAGAAAATTATACAATGCCAAATGTAAGTAAAAAAGGACCTTATAAAGTAGGAGACACAATTCCATCTTCTGCAACACAACCAAAACCAAAACCAAACTACAGTAAAACATTCACAAAACATCTTAAAGTTGATGAAATTCCATTCCAAGAAGACTGGCAAAAAGTAAATCGCAAAGATAAAACTGATGGTTTGAGTCCTGCTGCAGTTAAAGCATATCGTCGTGAAAATCCTGGTTCTAAACTACAAACTGCAGTAACTGAAAAAAACCCAACAGGTAAAAGGGCAGGTCGCCGTAAGAACTTTTGTAGTCGTATGTCTGGCATGAAATCAAAACTCACATCAGCAAAGACTGCAAGAGACCCAGATTCAAGAATTAACAAAGCCCTCCGTCGTTGGAACTGCAACTAATGAAATCATTTAAACAGTTTATTTCTGAGAGTGTAAATATATCAGGAGATTTCAATGGAAATCTTTATATGAATTCTCAAGAACCTCAATCTCAATCTGTTGGGGAATCATTTATTGCCGATGTAGTTTGGCAAGGTAAATTATATCGTATGGAAGTTGAAGGAAAAATGTTATCCAAAAATGAGTTAGCAGAACAACTTCAAGGTGAATATCCGGGTGCTATAGTTCATAATGTTTATCCATTATCACCCGATTCTATAAAAGTTAAAAACGCACAAAGATATAGACCAGAAAGTTTGACTTGGAGTGATTGATTAATGGCTCAATTTAATAAGAATGAACAAGATTTCCTAAATCAGGAAAGAACACTTTTTGAAGTGAATATGATCGCCAATAAAAATGGCGAGGTAGTAACAATAGATAATCCATTTCCAGTATCTTTGGGTTCTTCTACTATTACTATTAATGGTGATATTACAATTCCAGCAACTATTAGTGTTGCGAGTTCTGAGGCAAATCCAGTTCATACGCATATCACAGAAGTTGGTATAACTAGCATTCTCACAACTCCATATCTTCCTGTTGGTGTTGGAACAGTAAATCTAAATCTTTCATATCTTCCAGTTGGTATTTCTTCATTACTGAATACTGTATCAATAGGAAATACTGTATCAATCTCAAATACAAGTTTTTATGTCTTAAATCCTGTTACTAATGTGACTGTTGGTGGAACTGTATCAATTGCAAATACAGTATCAATCTCTAACACTTCTTTCTATATTATAAATCCAGTAACAACAGTTGCAGTATCAGGTATTGGGTCAACAGTCACAGTTCAGGGAACAGTAGGAATTGGAACAACAGGGCAAGTATCACTCAATCTCAATAGTGCTCCTGTAAGTTCCAGTAATCCTCTACCAGTCACAGGAACAGTATCA